TGGTACCAGGACTACCCGGAAGCGCTGGAGGTCAAGTCGTGACCAAGATCTGGGGATGGGCCGCGGATCAGTCCGGCTGCCAGGCCTACCGCATCCGCTTCCCGTTCAGTGCCATGAAGGAGTTGGATCCTTCTCTGGTTCTCGGCATTGGGGCGACCATCAAACCCGAGGCCAAGGACAACGCGGACATCATCATTGGCCAGCGTGTCACGAACCAGGGGCCGTCCAGGCTGTGGCAGCGGTGGGCACAGGAGGGCCAGAAGAAGCTGGTCTATGAGCTGGACGACGACCTGTGGAACATCGACCCGGCCAACGAGCGGGCGTATTACTTCTTCGGGGACCCGAACACCCGAGAGAGGATCATCAACAACGTCAAGGTGGCTCACGTCGTCACCGTCTCGACTCCCGAGCTGGCGGAGATGGTCCACGAGATCACAGGCCACCGGAACATCCACGTGGTTCCCAACGCTGTACCGCCGTGGCTCCTTGACCACAAGGCCGAGAAGAACCACCACGTGGGCTGGGGTGGATCCCCCACACACCACGGTGACTTCGGTCTCCTGCGCCAGGGCATGAAGAAGTTCCTCCAGCACAACCCGACCAAGACCTTCCACTGTATCGGAATGGACTACGCGGGTTGGCTCAAGCTGCCACCGGCCTCGTGCTCATTCACCAAGTGGGTGCCCACGCCGGATGACTTCTTCCGCACCATCGATTACTCGGTGGGTGTGGCACCCTTGGCGGACACCTTGTTCAACCGCTCCAAGTCGGACATCAAGTTCCTGGAGCTGGCCGCTCTCGGCATCCCCACCATCGCCTCGGACGTGCCGGCGTACCGCACCATCCAGGACGGCCTGAACGGGATCCTGGTCAAGAACGACCACGAGTGGGGCCGCGTGCTCAAGGCCTCTGTAGAGGACCAGGACTTCTTCGGCAGCATGGGTCAGGACGCGAAGGAGTACGTGGCCGCACATCGGACAACCACGCACACGGCACCCATGTGGATCAACGCCATCATGTCTTGACATAGGTCCTTGACTTGGCTTACTATGGCATGGTAACCCACCGATCTTTGGGAGCCTGCCATGGGAACCAACCCCACCGGGACCAAGTCGTTCCCGACCTCCACTCGCTACAACAAGGAGAAGGAGGCGGCGGACGCCAAGAAGATGTTTGAGTTGCGGACGGGCCCGGACAAGCTGACGCTTGCGCGCGTGGCCGACGAGATGGGTTGCTCCGTCTTCCGGGTCCAGAAGCTCCTCAACAAGTACACCCCCAAGCTCCTTGAGAAGGACGCGTCCACCCACCGAGAGATCGAGATCGGGAAGCTGGACCTCCTGGAGGAGAAGCTCTGGGCCATGGTGGATGAGGACTACTACACGGTTGCCAACGGCCAGGTCGTGTACCTGGAGACCGGTGACCCTGTCCCGGACATCGACCCCATCCTCAAGATCATCGACCGCATCCTCAAGGTGTCCGAGCGTCGATCCAAGCTCCTGGGTCTGGACAAGCCGATCCGCGTGGACGCCACTGTCACCCAGGTGGATTCCATCGACCGAGAGTTCGCCGAGATGGTGAGGCGGGGCCGCGCCCATGGCAACGCTGGATGACCCCCTGGACCCGGTCCTCCACTCAGGTACGTTCAACCACGAGAGGTATGTGGCTGACGCCATCCTGTTCGCTTCGGTCATGGACGACCAGGGGTACAGTGACACCGAGCTGACCGGCTGGATTGACCTGCTGGACGGTGAGCCCGAGAGGGTCTTTACCTCAGCAGGCCGCCGGGTCATGACCGAGAATGATCCCATGCTGTTCGCCCTGGTGTATTGCCGGCATCTGATCTCGGACGACTCAGGCCATATCTCCTTCGCGGACCTGCACATCGAACTATGCCACTATGCCCAGAGGTGGAAGGAGAAGATCAAGCCGAGGGAATCTCGGACGGCCTTCGTCGCCCCTCGTGAGGCTGGCAAGTCGTCGTGGGTGTTCAAGATCCTGCCCTTGTGGGCAGCGTCCCACGGCCACATCAAGTTCGTGGCGGCCTTCTCCAGCTCGGCCACCCAGGCACAGAAGCACCTGTCCGGGTTCAAGCGGCAGCTTGACACCAACGTGAAGGTCCGCGAGGACTACCCGGACTTGTGCAAGCCGGCCAAGAGGCCGAGCGGTGGTAACGTCTCCGACACCCAGGAGATGTTCCACTCCACGTCAGGCTTCACCTTCACCGCCGCAGGTCTCGACTCTGAGATCCTGGGACTAGTTGACCCGAACAACGTCCGACCCGACTTGATCATCCTGGATGACATCGAGCCGGACGAATCCAACTACTCCCAGTACCAGATGAAGAAGCGCCGGACGACGATCCTTGACACGGTTCTCCCGATGAACGAACGCGCACACGTTGCGCTCATCGGTACAGTGACCATGCCCCAATCGATCGTCCACCAGTTGGTCGAGACTGTCACCACGGACAAAGAGATCCCACAGTGGATCAAGGATGAGAACTTCCAGGTCAAGTACCTGGAGCCCATCATCGACATGCCCAACGGGGACCGCCGCTCAATCTGGCCGGACAAGTGGCCGCTGGTCTACCTGGAGGAGATCGAAGGCACACGGTCCTACAAGAAGAACTTTAAGAACCAGCCGGTCTCAGAGGATGGAGACTACTGGACCGAAGAGGACTTCGTGTACGGGGACGTTCCACACCCAACGCACGTGCTCCTCCAGATTGACCCGGCTGTAACCAGTAAGCAGACCTCGGACTATTACGGGGTAGCGGTGATAGCCTTCGACCGCGAGGCCAAGAAGTGTGCGGTCTGGTACTGCCGGCAGTTCAAGGTCTCGCCTGCGGTCATGAGAACCAAGGCCATCGAGATCTGTGAGCTGTTCCCCGAGATTGGTCGTATCCGTGTCGAGGCCAACCAGGGTCACGAGACGTGGTATTCCGTATTCCACGACATGCCGATTAAGGTCCTGCTCCACTCAGAGTCCATCCCCAAGAAGATCCGGGCGTCCAATACCTTGAACCATTACCAGCGCGGTCGGGTATTCCACCGGAAGAAGTTCCCTGAGCTCCAGGACCAGATGCTCTCATTCCCTCACGTTCTCAATGATGATATGGTAGATGCTGTCGGCGCCGGCATCGCCTTCTTCATGAAGCCCCAGAAGACGGCCGGCGGGTCGTCCCAGAAGTACTAGACCCGGGAGGTCTCAGTGGCCATGCAAGATAAGGTGGTGGACGGTTACGTCGTTCCCACCGCTGTAGCGTCGGGGGGTGAAGACTCACCCACTACCGTGACGGCACTGCCGGAGCTCTGGGTTTGGGAAGACCTGGAGGAGGCCCTTGAGGAGTTCAACGAGGCCCTCCCCGCGTACAAGAAGGCGGAGGCCTACTACGAGGGAACGGTCCGAGAGAAGTTCCTCAACAAGGCCGTACAGGCCCTGCTGACGGGCTCGGAGTCCGACTTCAACGTCAACCTAGCCGGCCGCGTCGTGGACGCCGTACAGGACCGTATGGAGATTGCTGCGGTCACAGCCGAGCCGGTCGGTGACGACGAGGAAGACGACACGTCCGAAGAGGACGACAACGTCCAGCCTCCCATGGACAACTCGACGCCGGGCGCCTCGGCGATGCTCGTCCCGATGGGTGTGGAACAGCCTGAGATTCCCGAGATGACAGAGGAGGAGAAGGCCCTGGATGAGGCCGTCTCCAAGATCTGGCGGGACAATGAGATGGACATCGAGGCTCCCGAGGTCCACCAGAAGATGCTGGAGTTCGGAGACGCCTACCTGTTCGTGGGCCTCTGTGACGACGAGGACGAGAATGAGGAGAGGGTGGATCTCTTCTTCAACTCTCCCATGAACGTCCGAATCCTGTACCAGGACGAGAACCCGCGGAAGAAGCGGCTGGCCATCAAGCGCTGGGAAGTCGGGTCCAAGAAGAACAAGCGGATCCGGCTGAACCTGTACTACGGGGATGCCACCTACAAGTTCATCTCCAAGGGTTCCGGCGACAAGAACGGCGCGGCTGACTTCGACGTATACACCGACGACTCCACGGACGAGATGGGATACGTCGCCAACGAGACGGGAGAGATTCCGTTCTTCCACTTCCGTACCTCTCGCCCGTATGGTCGGCCCGAGCACAAGAAGGCGTATGGTCCGCAAGACGCCCTCACCAAGCTGATCACCAACATGATGTCCACCTCCGACTTCGCCGCATTCCCGCAGCGGTGGGCGCTCCAGGAGACGGGCACAACCACAGACGATGACCTCGACTGGGACGAGGGCGACTCCGACACCGCGGACACCAAGAACCCGTCCGACCTCCAGTCCCAGCTCATCTCGGGACCAGGTCGCATCTGGCCGCTCCGCAACATGAAGGCCGTGGGTCAGTTCACGTCAGCCGACGTGGAACAGTTCCTCAAGCCCATCAACACCTTCACAGGCCTGATGGCTGCGGTCACTGCCACACCAGCCTCATACTTCCTCGTGACGCTCGGGGCTCCCGCCACTCCTGTGTCCGGCGAGTCGCAGCGGAAGGGCGAGAGCCCGTTCCTCTCCAAGGTGAACGCACGCCAGCTCTCGGCCGAGGCCTCGTGGCAGGACTCCGTGGGCTACGGTCTCAAGCTCCTGGGTATCGAGGCTGAGGTCAAGGTGCGGTGGGCCCCCTCGCAGGTCGTCTCCGGCGAGTCTGGTTGGAAGGCCGTGCAGGAACAGCAGAAGGCCGGCGTCCCCGTACGTCAGACTCTGCTGGAGGCCGGCTACACCGAGGCCGAGGTCACGTCGTGGGGCTACACCGAGGACAACCCCGACGGTCCTGGAGCCAGCAGTATGGACATGTCCGCCGTACCGCTGCCTGGTAACCAGTTCGCCCAGAGTCCCGCGGCTCAGGCACAGGCGGGCCAAGCCCTGGTCGAGGCAGCACCTGCTCCCCCGGCTGCTGCTGCCGCTGCTGTGCCGGCAGGAGTGTAAGCCATGGCGCTGGAAGACGAGATCCTGGACAGCGAGGCTGGGGACTCCCTGATCCGCTGGGAACAGCACGCGGCACAGGGCGTAGCCGACGCGTTTCGCACCGCTGCACAAGCTGACGGCTACACACCGACGGCGCTACGTAATGCCCAAACGAGTGTTACGGGCTTCATTAGGGACGTAGTAGCTCAGGTGCGTGTCGTCGGTACAGCTATCGCTTCCAGCGCCTGGCGTCTGCTTACGGGACGTCGACCAATCGTCCGCCGACGCGGGGGACCGACTCCGGCCGAGGCACCTCCCACACCAGCCTCGACGTTCGACCAGAAGCTGGAAGAGATCATCGCCCTGGCCGAGCAGGCCATGAGAGATAACCCCGAGCTGTCCGAGCCCATCTACACCCGGGCCAACCTCTCCACCCAGGACCTGTCCCGAGCCGAGGTCAACCGTACTGCGGCCATCGAGGCAGAACTAGCGGCCCGCGCTCTTGGTGCTGAGGGCATCATGTGGGTATCCGAGCGTGACGCCTGCGTCCACTGCATCGGTCTTGCCGGCGAGGTTGCCCGGTTCGGTGAGCCATTCCCCGCGTTCTCACCGTATGCGGAGAAGACACTGGGCTGGCAGGGGTACAACGGTCGGCCGCCTCGTCACCCGAACTGCCGCTGTCGCATCATCCCGTGGGATGGAACAGACGATACGGCGGAGGCCCTCAAGCGAGAAGCACAAAGGAGTGTGGCACGAGGGTGGTCCCTGCCCACGGAGTCCAACGCGGCCCGGCTCCGTGCTCTTGACCGCCTGTTGCAACAGCCCACGCTGAGGCTTCCCCCGAGCGTCATCCGTAGTGCACGCCGTGCACTCCAAGACCGCAATTTTCCGCGGGGTAGAAACTTTCCCGGTTGATGGTGTAACATTCGACCGAGCATCCCATATCCATCATTCATAACCCGTCATAGCAAAGGGGCCCAGCATGGCCGACGAGAAGACCGAGACCGACGAGACCACGGCCCCCACAGAGGTCGAGCTGGAAGCCGCCCGTGCTGTCCTCGCCCGTGCCGCTGCGAAGCCGGCAGGCAAGAAGGACGAGGAGTCGGACGACGACGCGGAAGAGGAGGATGAGCTGACCGCGGAAGCGGAGGCCGGCGCATCCGACACCGTCCCGCGCTCCGAGATGGTCAAGGCCATCAAGGCCCGTCAGGCCGCGAAGGCCAAGCTCCGTGAGGTGCAGGCGGAGGCCGCTGACCTCAAGCGGAAGAATGAGACCGAGGGCGAGGCCGCTGTCCGCGAGGCCACCGAGAAGGCGGCCAAGGCGGAGCGAGACAAGTACAAGCCGGCACTGGTCAAGACCGGCGCCACGGCCGCCCTGCTGGCCGCCAAGCCCAAGAAGGGCAAGGACGGTATCGCCAGGCTCATCAAGCTCATGGACCTGGACGAGATCGAGGTGAACGACGACCTCGAACTGGAGGGTGTGGAAGAGGAGGTCGAGCGTCTCCAGACCGAGTTCCCCGAGCTGTTCGGCGAGGAGTCCCCCAAGGACGAGACGGACGACGAGGAGAAGGACGAGAAGAAGACCACTCGTCGCCGCGCTCCGGGTTCGCGTCAGCAGGACGGTGCCGGCAAGAAGCCGCCGGCCGCCAAGAAGCTGACCACGGACCAGATCATCATGGCCAAGCTCAAGGGCGAGGACATTCCCCCTCAGTAACAATTTGGTAACGGTTACATCCTGTACTTGACACGCCCTTACCTGGCCCTTGACAGGTGAGGCCCCCAACCGTTACCTTTAACCCACTTGCACAACCATAAGCCCTCTGGATAGTGGGCGGCGAAGCGTCGGAAGACGAGACACCGCATCACCTCCCGAGGGCTTTGTGGTGGCTCACCTCCTTCGCTCGTGATCTCCTCTAACCCTTGAAGGAGGGTAGACCCCAATGGCACGTAACACTTTCGAGGACTGGATCCCGGAAGAGTGGGACTCCCAGGTCGTCCAGCGTACGCAGCAGGTCTCGGTCATCGAGTCCGAGGCGCGGCCGTACCCGATGGCCACCGACACCCGTCACATCCCCCGCAGCGCCGGCGTGGACGTCAACGGCGTGGCGAAGGGCAGCGCGTACGGTGAGGACGAGTCGGTCAACGACGACGTCCTCCTGACCGCGAAGAAGGCCGGCCGAGCCATCCGCATCGCGGACGAGGACCTCCAGGACTCGAACGTCGCGATCCTGGAGCAGAAGCGCGTGGACTGGGCCACCTCGTGGGCCAAGTACCTCGACAACGCCTGCCTTGCCGTCACGGCCGCGGAGTCCGGAGTCACCGTCCCGTACACCTCGGTGTACAAGGCGATCCGTACCACGAACGCCGACACGTCGTACACGGCGGACACGAACTACGTGGCCACCGCGACCGGCGGCAACATCTCGTACAACAACCTCTCCGCGGTGCTCGGCAAGGTCGAGGTCGGGGACTACTGGGAGGAGGGAATGACCCTGGTCATCGCCCACCCCTCCATCCGCGAGAAGCTGCGGAACATCAAGGACGACCAGAACCAGCCGATCTTCGTGCGCGGCCAGGGCGGCGACTCGGGTTCCCCCGACACGCTGTTCGGTCACCGGATCCGCTGGAGCCTGGGTGCGCGGACGTCGGCAACGGCCGTCCACAACCCGTCCGGGAACCCGCTCCTCATCGTCGTCAACCGCGACTTCCTCGCCATCGGCAAGCGCTCGGGCCCCGAGTCGCGTGTCGCCGGCCCGGACACGGGTGCCGCGTTCCTCACCGATGAGGCGCTCCTCAAGATGCGCGCTCGCCGTGCCTTCGCCCTGACCCACGAGAAGGCCGCGGCCGTGCTGGAGGTCCTGGCGTAAGCCAGTACCACACCAGCCTGACAGCGCGAGAGGAGGTGAACGACATGGCAGAGAAGGAAGAGGTCAAGGCTCCCTGTCCTGAGTGCGGCCACGATGTGGGCACGAAGGTCGTCGGTGCTGACACCAAGTTGAAGGTCCACAAGGTCGCTGGAGAGCGATGCGAGGGGTCCGACACCGAGGTGCAGTCGGCCGACACAGCTCCCGAAGGTCTTGACAAGGGGGATCCCTTCGACGACCTGGAGGACGCTCAGGACGACGAACAGCCGGCCGCCGACTCTACCGACCCGGCAAGCCCTGCACCGTCTGAGACGGGCACACAGGGCGTCGCCTCGTCATCCACTCCCGTGTTCGTTCACATCGTGGATGTCCACTACCTGTCTCCCTATCTGGGAGATCAGGCGTGGCACCACGAGAACGCCAAGATGGCGGCGAAGGCGGCCCAGGGTTCTGGCCATGTCCTCACCGGCGCCGAGGCCCAGCACACCGGTTCCCAGGTCATCGGGGACCGCGTGCTGGTCCGGTACGAGATCAACGTCAAGTAGAGGGAGGAGGAGTCATGGCAGCAACAGGCTACACCACCGGCGACCCGCAGAAGGTCGACATAAGCGGGGACGCCATGACCGGCGAGCTGGTTCTGCCTGACTCCTCCCCTGACACCGCACTGTCGGCAGCGTCCCGTGGATACGTGGACAACGCCACAGCCGCAGTAACCGCCGCGTCTGAGACGCGGTACGTAAACGTCACCGGCGACACCATGACCGGTCGTCTGAACATGACCGCGGGCAACACGGATGTGGATGTCCAGCAGGCCCTGTCCACGGCGATCGGTACTGGCGTCATCTACGGTGGCGAGATCAACAAGACCCCAGCGGTCACCGGCTCGTTTGACGTCGGACTGACGGTGGCGTACATCACCAA